TGTTCCTCCATGTGCTGTTTCCGGAAATACCAGATTGCTACGCCCAATCCAATGATTGCCGCCATAATGAGGAAGTTTGGGTTATGCAGCAATGACATGAGCTTGTCAGCAGTGTCTGAAGCATCTTGAGCCTGCGCAGCTACCTCCTTGGCAACCCCCAAACCACCAAGACCAGCAGTAACAATGGCCGCATTTCCTTGCTTGCTATCCTTCATAGTAGGGATAACTACGGGGTCAGGCGTTGCCCGTTGTTCATGTTCATCGTCAGTGGGCTCCTCAACTGGGGCACTGATATGAATGGGGGCTCCATCGCTCCACCAAGCAGATTCGGCATGGCGTCGCCTGACAAGGCCTTGGAGCACACGTCCACCACCCCGGGTCCACTTCATAAGCTCGGCAGGAACTTCGTCAAATTTAGCTGCATTGACTTTTTTGAGCAAAGTCGAATTACGCAGATTCCCTGCGCCAGCGTTGTAGTTGAAGTCAACCAGAACATCAAACTGATGTTGGGTAAGCGGTTGATGCACCATATTGTACACCTCCGTCTCATACTTGACCAAATCGCGGCGAAGCATATCTTCGGCTTGCTGTTGGGTAATAACCATACCATCCAGCACATAGGGCTTTCCTGCATCAGACGTATGGCCATAACCGATAGTGCAGACACCAGCCGGGCACCTGTAAGCAGTCAGCTTACAACCTTCGAATTTCTTGATCAGGGCGTCAATGCCCTCTTGGCTCATTTGCATAATGCACCCCTTATTTGTCGGCTTTTCCGTCGAGTTTATCCCAAATACGCTGGAACATACTTTCAATATGATCCATGCGCCGATCAAGGTCATCTTTTAACACATATGTTTTGGGAAGGTCAGTTTCGAGATTATGGAGGTCATCCTTCAGCTTTTGAACGGCACCCCACAATTCTCTAGCTAGCCATCCTATGGTGGCAAGAATGGCCGCTATGGCCAGATTGATCGTATTCTGGTCCATAACGCCCCACATTGTTACGTTGAAGCCCAAGGCAATGCGGGTGTCACAACAGGTGGGTTATTTAGATTGGCAATCTGGGTAGCCAAAGATGCCTCAATTTGAGCAACTTGAGCCGGTCCCATTGCTGCCTGCGTCCATTCAATAACCTGCGCCTGCGTCAACTGGGCATAGGGGGTATAAGGGGTGCCCGGGACGTATGTTACGCCCTGAGTGCCGTAACTTGTTACATTGTACTTGCCATCCGAGGCGTTAACCCGCCAGTGAATGGTGAATACCACGTCAGTCTGCGTGTCATAGGTCGGGTAGCAGTCCATCTGCTCCACAAGCCAATTGTACGTAATAGCCATTTAACTACTCCCGCCCGTTGCTGGCATTCTATCAGATTACTGGCTGAATGTCGCTAGTTGTCGCTTCACTATAGAAACGAACATTATTCTGTAGCCGCTCGTCTTGGGGATTTAAATCTGCGGCAATTTGCCCCTCCCGCAACGCAATATCCCTCAAACCAAGGTTCCAAGCAGAGATCGCAGCCAAGTCATGCGGTTGAGAACCCCAAACTTCTGGATCACAGGTATATACCAAGGCCCTATCAACAATTTGCAACGCCCTTGTGGCATAGGCAAAACATTCGGGCCACCGCTCCTGCCTGTACATAAGCATAGCCAATTCGCACCACGGTTCACGGGTGTTGGGGGCCTCAGATGCTGCCATTTGAAAAGCCCGCTCGGCTTCTGGCGGGTTATTCAGTTCATTGTAGCAGCGCCCCATGACACGATATGCATAGCATCGCTCATTTGACCAAGTAGCCCGAGGAAGCTGCAAATACCGTTTGCAAGCCTCAATGGATTGCCACCATTGAAAATGGAAGCTCAGTTCACGGGCATAATAGAAAGCATTGCGGGGACAAGCTGGATCTTCATTCACCGATAGTTCCAAGAGGTCGAGATACTGGCCCCGGCTCTTGGTTGGATCGGGCATATGGATGGCGACAAGAAAGTCGGTTTGAGCCCACACCTCCGTGATCCGCCCATCAGGAATGGGGTATTCATGGCATGGATGGTGCCACATATAGCCATGCTTGGCATGGATTTTCTCATAGTAAAACTTGATACCACAGCCCCAATCAAACATGTAGCGAAGACGGGTAGTGACGCCTACCTTCCAAACTGCTTCGATTGCCTCCCGCCAGCCGGGTTGGAGCACTTCGTCGATGTCGAGGCTGATGCAGATGTCCATGTCTCCCGGCACCAATGCAAGAGCCGCATTACGAGCCAAGTCAAATCTCCAAGGAGATATGCTAATGTGATGAACAGTCGCTCCATGCTTATAAGCTTCTTCCGGAAGACCATCGTCTGACCCCGTATCGGCGATGAGTATCATGTCAGCGGCTTCGGCTGATTCGCAAAATCTAGGAATGAAATGAGCTTCATTCTTGCTAATCGCGTAAACGCAGATCCGTGGTTTAATAGGGTGAATTGACCAAATAAAGACACCAATCTCGTTGTCGATATGTGACCACGTTGGCTGACCAAAGACCCGGACAACGTCAGCTTCTGACCAATTATCGGTAATATGAGCCTCGTATGGGTTTCCTTCATATTCATCTTGAGGATATGGGCCAATCGGAATGCTGACGACAACAGTATCAGCGCACCCCTTTAGTTTCTGGAAGACCTCAACAGCCTCCGTTTCCGTCATGTGCTCTAATACATCCCCAGCAAAGGCCACGTCGTACTTGACGAGAGGCTGCCATGTGCGGGCATCTTCTATGTACAGATACCCGTACAGATCGCTAAGTTTAAATTCTTCGTCGTATGGTTCCCAAATCTCAATCCCGGTCCATTCGGCATTGGGAAACATTTTGGCATACGTTCCGGAACCACATCCGACATCCAGCATCTTTTCATGCGGGACGCGGGATACAATGTTCTTGATATACTTCTTGCCACTGTCGGAACTGAACGGCATAAGACCCCCCTCTTGTAGCCGTTAAACTTCTGTAGGAATCTCAACCCACTCCTTGGTTGCTTCATCCCAGCGATATAGTTTGCCATCCGTAGGATACGGAACCGGAGATTCCCACATCCATTTGGTTTGGTCTAGTGTCCAGCTTGCGAAAGGCTGCGGAGCATAGAACACGTCATTGGCATGATCGTAGCTATACCCGATCCCAGCATAATTGCCACGTAAAGCTACCCCGCCATCAGGATTGCCATCTTGCCCGTAGTGGATACCGCCCCGAGTGTTGTAGCTCGTCTGTATCCATTGGCCGGGAGAGCTGTCCACGAAAGTGTTGAAGAACTCTTGCTCCGCAACGATGACTTGCGTGACCTTGCCATCAAGGACCTTGGCAAAGTGGGACATCATATACCTCCATGATTTACAAATGCACCATGATACTTATCCCGCACCTCAATAGCTACAAGATTGGCAAATTCAATGTCATCGTATGACCCAAAATATGTTCTTTTCCCGTTGATTGTTACGTTAACAACCCATAGTTCAATTGGGCCAGAAATTGTGCCGTATGTGTTACAGTACACATTTTTGTATGGAGATTTGCTGTTTTTATTATGTTTGCGATTTAGACAATTATTTGCCTGCGTAGTTTCACGAAGATTTTCAATACGATTATCTAAGCGGTCATTGTTAATGTGATCGATAACCTCCGGATAATATCCGTGATGCCAGCAAAAAACAATTCGATGCAATGACCTAGGTTTTCCATTAACAGAGATTCTTGGGTATCTTTGCCCTTTAGATAAGTTGGGGGCAATAATCTTTCCATTGCTACGGCGCACAAAAGTGCCAGTGGCATCATATTTAAAAAGCTCTTTCAATTTAGTTTGAGTTAGATCGTTTGCCATGCTCATGCTGAATAACTCCCCGATGCTGTGAACTTGATGATGGTGTTAGCCCCAGACGTGGTGACTGTGGGGCTACCGGTTACTGTGCCAGAATAATTGGCGGTAGGTACGGAAAGAATGATGACGCCGGAACCACCTGCACCACCCGAAAATGTTGCTAAACCATATGAACCACCGCCACCACCGCCAGTGTTAACAGTTCCCGCCGTTCCATTCCCAGAATTGCTTCCACCGCCGCCCCCGCCGGTCCCGCCAGTCGTGTTAGAGCTGGTATTGGTGCCGCCACCGCCACCGCCAGCATAAAATATGGACGACCCGGTTATAGATGATGCCGTTCCTGCACCGCCAGTACCGCCTGAAGCGCCGCTAACGCCAACTGCACTTGACCCGCCACCGCCACCAGCAGTGTAACCACCACCTGCGGATTGCCCAGTGCCACCTGCAAATCCTTGCCCAGATGTTCCAGTACCGCCCGATTGGCCAGTTGTCCCGGCCCCGCCGCCCCCACCAGATGCGCCGTTTGATCCAATACCGAACCCGAACCCACCAGCCCCGCCACCGCCACCACCAATCGCAGAAGTTTGGCCCGTTAAAGACGAATTAGACCCATTTGTACCGTTAGATGCAGCAACAGCAGCGCCGCCGCCGCCAACTGTAACTGTGTAAACTGTTCCCGGAATAAAAGTGGCTGTGCCGGACAAAAACCCACCAGCCCCGCCACCGCCGGGCGTATAATTTCCATTAACACTACTACCAGCCGCCGCGCCGCCAGCAACGATAAGGTAAGATGCAGAATACGGCTGAAAAGGGTTAGTTGTTAGTCCCGCGTATGCGATCCAACCTTGCGTGGCATCAATATATACAAATGCTAATGATTCCCTGTTGTTTGGCAATGTTGCGTTGCTAGAACTACCATCTATTTTCCCCCCATTTGGATTAATCGTGCAGGCGTTAGTTGCAAACTTCCCAGCATAGTCCGTGATCTGCACGATGTTGCCAACAGAGGGGCTGGCAGGAAGCGTGACTGTAATCGCGCCAGAAGTGGTATCAACCGGATATGCGATACCAGAAATTGCATTGAAGCTTGCGGCCTGCACTGACGCCCATGTGAGAGGCCCCGGCACACGATAGTTAAATGCTGCAAGCTGCTGCGGTGTAGTCATCAGTAATCCCCGCCAACTGTGTTAATTGCAATTGCAATGTTGGTCCCGCCAGCAGCAACGGTCAATCCGGCATATATGCGATAAGTGCCCTGAATGTTAAGGCCGCCTAGGGGGACTGGAAGGGTGTAGATTGGATTGGTTGACGTAGCTAGGGCAGTGACTGCGGTGGCAGGGAGTGCGACTTCGCCAAGGAAGATGTTGTTGCCCGCCGACGTGTTGGCAGAGCCATTGTTGATCCAAAATCGGACAACTGTAGCGGCAGACGTGCCAGAGGCCGCCGCGCCATTGGTTGACGCAAACTTTATTTGAATTTGATCAATGCGGGATCCGTTCGAACCCGCCGTGAAACACAGGGCCATAGCTGTGCCGGTAGCATTGGTTCCGTCATATGCGCTCGTGTTCGTCATCGCCGTGGAAACGATGGCGTTGAATGCGCCTACGTTAGGCGTCTGCGTAAAGATTGGTGTTGATGTGACGGCCATTAGAAACCTCCAAAGTAGTCAGCAAGAAAGATATTTCCACCGGTTCCATTACCGCTTCCGCCGCCCCCAGTAGGGCCGGTAGGCCCACTAGTTCCAGTTGGGCCTGTAGGCCCCGATCCAGTAGGCCCTGTGGGTCCAGCGACAGATGAAGAAGCACCTGTAGGTCCCGTGGGTCCGGTTGGCCCAGATGTCCCCTGCGCACCCGTTGGACCAGTTGCACCGTTAGTCCCATTGGTTCCCGTGGGGCCAGTAGGTCCATTGGTTCCGGCAGTACCTGTAGGGCCAGTAGGGCCAGTTGCGCCAACCGTTCCTTGCGACCCAGTTGGGCCAGTTGGGCCGGTGGGGCCAGACGATCCAACAGATCCCGTTGGGCTAGTAGGCCCTGTAATAGACGCGCCAGAGGTTCCAGTTGGACCAGTAGGCCCCGTATTTCCCGTTGAGCCATTCGCTCCGGTCGGACCAGTAGGGCCTGTTGGGCCATTAGCACCTTGTGGGCCTGTAGGTCCAGCCGGACCAGTAACCGATGATGGAGCGCCTGTCGGCCCTGTTG